AAGCTCTTTGCATTATTCCACTTAACGAAGTGGCTTACCATGCAAACGATGTTCAAAAGCGTAATGCAGATGGTTCTGCATGGAGAGGTATTTCAGCTTTGCTTCCTAACGCAAACTATCTATCTATCGGTATTGAGCTATGCGTTGAGAAAGATGGAACATTCCACGCAGATACAATCAAACGTGCAGAAGATGTAGCGGTTGAATTATGTAAACGTTACGGTTTAAATCCACTAACTGACATCGTTCGTCACAGAGATGTTACATATAAAAACTGTCCTGCTCCTTGGGTTTCTAATCCATCAGCGTTTGAGACTTTCAAGAAGAATGTAAGCACTAAGAAAGCAGGAGATACACAACCTGCTCCAACACCAACTGCTCCAACTACTGGCGGTGCAATCATCGGTAAGGTTAAAGTTATCATCGAAGGACTAAATATCCGCACAGGTAATGGTACTAACTATCCAGTTAAAGAGCAAGCGGTTTACAACCAAACTTACAACGTTACTGCCAATATTAACGATTGGCATGAAATCATCGTAAGAGATGGCGAAAAAGGTTGGGTGTTCGGTAACAACGGTCAATACCTAGCATTAGTTCGTGAAGATGAGCCAATCGGTACTACAACAGTTGTAGCTACTGCATTGAATATTCGTAACGCTCCAAGCACAAGCGGAGCAGATATTGGAACAGCAGTTCAAGGTGCGAAGTTCCCTGTTTACGAAGTACATAATGGTTGGTATCGTATCTCTAAAGATGGTAAGTGGATTTATTCTGCTAATGGCGAGTACGCTACAAGAGTATAATCCACGTGGGTAAAAGGACTTGACGAGTATGAAAGGGGTTGCGACAACAAGTAAGGGAGGAAATCACACTATGGATTTTCTAGGATTAATTACAGACACAGCTTGGATAACAGCAATTTCAACTCTCTTCGGTTCTATCATTGGATACTTTGCATCCAGAAGTAACAACAAAAAAGAATTAGCAATCAATGACAGAATGCAACTCTCTAAAGACCAGTACCAACTCATCGCAGAACTACGTCAAATGATGTTAGAGCAAAGAGAAGAAATCGATGGATTACGTGGGGAAATCAAGCAACTCCAAGCTGTAAATATCAATCTAACGATTGAGAACAAACAGTTACAAACTAAGATTGCAGAGCTTAATACTAAGCTTGAAGATTTCAAGAAGTAATCTATATTTTAATTATAGCATACCTATCGGCATTTGTCAATAGGTATGTACAAAAGGAGATGTTAAAAATGGAAGGTTTACAAGCAGAATTGTTAAACTTAGGTATTGCACTTCTTACAGCTTTCGTAGGTGTAATCACAAAACAGGTTGTATCCTATCTTAAAAAGAAAGGACTCATCCATCAGTTAGAAAGTAACAAGGAGCTAGTTCGTATTGTTGTAGGTGCAGTTGAACAATCTTACAAGACTCTAAAAGGTCAAGAGAAATTGAACTACGCTAAGATGGAACTTATAGAACTTATGGGCAAAAAGAAAATCAAGATTTCTGAGAAAGAGCTTGACATTCTTATTGAATCTGTTGTTAAAGAAATGAACGACACAGTTAAGCAAGAGCTTAAAAAGTAATAGAAAAATCCCCTCAGATGAGGGGATTATTTTTTTTGCTTATTTCTCGACCTTGAAGTTAATTCTAAAGTCTAATTTTTGTCCTTCGTTGACATACTTCTTCAACTCTTCGACTTTCTTATCTGCTAAGAATTTTCTGATATCATCTGCAATTCTATTCTTTACTCTATCCATAACCTCAACCCCTCCATCTTCAAATAGCTCAGCTATGTACTCATAAACATCTTCCATATAAGATTTATGGTAGTTTATCTCAATATCTTTTTTTCTTCTCGTTGAGAATGGGTCTATACAAAACTCTCCGTTGAAACATTCATCATAATCCAAAAACTTAACAGCGACCACATAGCTAAATCTTATCGTGTAGCTTTGATAATATCTTCTTCCGAAGTAATCATTATCACATTTCTCAAGCTTGAATGAATATGTTCCAATAGCTTCAACATCTATGTATTCTTTTGGTGGTAGCGGTGTGGGAATAGGATTTATAGCTTCCTCCATATACTTCTCAAGCAATTTCTCTTCTCTGGATTTAAACAAATTAGTCAACCATTTCATATGTATCGCTCCTATTCTGTTTTCTTCTTCCTAGCTTTCTTAGGTTTGGCTACCACTGGCGGTTTCTCCCATGCTATCAACTCATGTTCGATTAGGAAGCAGAGTGCAACTGCAACTGCATCTGATTCATCCTCGTTGCCCATAACTAAGTCTGGATAGCGTTTAAGGATTTCCCTTGCAATCAAATCTTTACTTGCATTACCTTTGATAATAGCAAGCTTTACGGTTGTAGGAGGGTACAGGTATTGTGGCTTATTCCACAATAGACATTGTAATGTTCCTGTAGCTTTCGCTATAACCTGAGTCTCATTAATAAACTTGTGAATCATTCTTTCAATCGCTACGATATGGGGAGGGTATTCTTTCATTATAACCTTAAACCAATCGACTAACTTCTTTAGCTTCACAGCGTTTAGGTGCAAACCTTTGTTCTCTTTTGTTGCGTAAATCTTCTCTGTGTTGAAGCTACCTATAAATACAAACTTACGTTCCTCTAAATCATAAACAGCAACTCCTGTCTGCTTTAAACTAATATCTAATCCATATAAATACTTACTCACTGTTTCCATCCAATCTTATGTCATTATATTTTGTGCTAGTTCTAGTGAGGAATTACTCTTCCTCACATTCCTCTTCTTCTGCTTTCATCTCATTATAGCATGAGAAATGATATACGTCATCTGCTTCCACGTATAGTTGATTCTCTCTTACTTCTTTGTTACAGCATGGGCAAATGCCAATAACATCTTGCTTCATTCTTGAATAACCGTACTCTCTAGTTCTCCATTGGTCATATCCTGCTTGTTCTAGCTCTCTCTCGTAGCGATTCATTGTTGTTATCTCCCTTTCCCCATAAAAAAATACTAGGCAACACTCTGTCACCTAGTATTATTATACCATAATCCGTCACACTTGTCAAGCTAATTCTTTACGTCTTTTGCTTTTTCTAATGATTTGGCATTTATTAAGATGTAGCTCTTGTCGTGTTGGGTCTGGTACAAACTTACCGTCCACTCTCTTCCAAGCATCTTTCTCTTCTGCGTCTAAGACTTTAATGATATCACCAACATACAGTAAATCATTTCCATCCTCATTCTCCCAAAACTTTTTCTTCGCAACCTTAACAATGATTTCTTCACCTGTCTTAATCTGATACAAAGTTACCTTTGGGGTAAACTGTTTGTTCACACTAATAACAAGTGCGTATGTACTGTCAACGTTTTCCCACTTCGAGTAAGCGTAACCTAAGTTTTCTTTCTCGAATGCGATTTGCTCATAAAGCTCCATCTTTGGTGGTGGGTTCTTACGTACAGCTTGCTCATACTCACGAAGGTTAGACAAACGTTCTATCTTACTCTTCTCGCTAAGGTCTGCCTTGAATTTCAAAGGTTTCTTGATAACCTTTTCTTCTGGCACTTCCTCCATCTTTCCAGTTTCCTTGTTACGTTTGCGTTTCATGATAATCTCAATTCTATCCCCAAACTCTGGATACAGTTCTAGATTTGCTTTCTTCTTAGTCTTAACTTTAGTAACACTGTCTGTCTTCTCTCTTTCTACCATTGTCTGGTAAATTTCAAGCAAGATTTCTTTGCCACCAAACTCCTTGAAGAAGTCTAGAAGAATTAAGATTTCCATTTGAGTCGTGTTAGCAGATGTGTTAGTAATGATGTCTTCTAAAAGACCAACCCAATCATTGCGGTCATAGTCTTTGTTTTGTGCAAGCTCATATAACTCTTCTGCAACTTTTGCGTTTAGGTACTTGATGGAAGAAATACCTTTATAGACAGCTTTCTCTTCACGATTCAATGCGTAGAAAGCTCTGGATTTACCAAAAGAAATAGGCTTAACTTCAAACTTATTCTTGTTGGCGAAAGCCATAATCTTGCCGACTTTCTCATCCTTCATTACATTTAAAACCGTTGTTAAAAACTCTAGTGGGTAATGGTATCTCAACCATGCTCCAATATAGCCAGTAAAACTATAAGGGGAAGAGTGATTAACAGAGAAGCCATAATCGGAAGCGTCAGCGATTACTTGCAAGAAGGATTGAAGAATCTCTCTAGCTTTTTCTTCTGTCTCATTGTACTTGTGTACCATGTTGTGAATGAAACCTTCTTCAATCTTAGGTAAGAATTGCTCAGTACCTACCTTCTTAGCAAGACCACGCCTTACGCTATCTGACTCTGCTCCTGTATGTTCACAGAAGTCTGTCAAGAATCTCATAATCTGTTCTTGGTATACAAGATACCCCATAGTATCAGATAGAGAATCATTTAGTGCAGGGTGTCCATTATCATTCGTCATACCTTCTGCAAGCAAGTGTCGGTATGAATCACCAGATGGGCGAATAGCACCGTTGGCAAAGGAAAGGATTTCAATGAAGTCCACATCTTCTCCCATTTGCTTTTTGATGTTATCCAATGTTTCGTCACTGAATAGCTTACGAAGGTAAGCTTGTGCTGAATCTGATTCCCATTGGAATACACCTAGCGTTGACTCACGTAGAGACTTCCAAACTTCCATATCTCTAGTGTCAATGTTATCTGGTGTTAAACGCTCGATACCTGCAAGGTCACAACACTCATTGATAAGCTCGATGTTGGCAAGTCCCAAAACATCTAACTTAACATAGTTTTCTCCATCTAACTCTTTCATATTAATAGCAGTTACACGATATTTACTTTCCTTCGTATAAAGCGTACTAACGTTCGTGTCGAGGTCGATAGGAGAAACGATGAAGCCAGA